ATACAAACTGCTACCTGGGACTTGGATAACTAAACTATCATTCTTCTGCCCTAACGACTAGCTGAGACCCCGATACGTCGGACAATCCCACGAAGTTAACAGAGCAACCCAACCCACTTTTACCTTTAATCTAATCAGGAGAAAATAAATGGCATTAGGTGATGCTTCCTCTCCAGTTCGCTTTGGTAAGGGTGCTTCGTCTCCAGTTGACAATCGGGAATTGTTCCTCAGTGTCTTTGGTGGCGAAGTGCTTACGGCCTTCGACAGCGCAACTGTTACTCTCGACAAGCACTTCATTAAGAATCTTTCTGGTGGTGCTAAATCCTATCGCTTCCCGAAAACTTGGAAGGCGTCTGCTGAATATCACACGCCGGGTTCTGAGCTACTGGGGACCGACCTTTCGACCAGCGAACAGGTCATCACGGTTGACGACATCCTTGTATCGCACTACGCGATCTCTGATATCGACCGTATCCTGTCTCACTTCGACATGCGTTCCATCGTCTCTAACGAGATGGGCCGAGCGCTTGCTAAAGTGTTCGATCAGAACGTGTTCCGTCAGCTGATCTTGGCATCCCGTACCGCAGCAGCTTCGCCATTCCCCGGTGGTACTGCTATTACGGACGCCAACTTGGCTAACGACGCAACGCCGTCTGGTATCGCTTGGATCGACGCTATCCGCGAAGCGAACATTGCGTTGTTCAACCAGGATGTTCCAGAGGATATGCAGCGGTACTGTGCTGTTCCTGTGGAAATCTTCGATGCCATCAAGTATGCGACCGACTCCAATGGTCAGTATTTGGTTCTGAATCGTGACTTCCAGGCAGACAACGCAGGCGGTATCTCTGACCGTGCTGAGATGATCAACATCGATGGTGTGATGGTAGTTAAAAGCCGCAACATGCCAACGACTGATGAATCTGCTGCTGCTGGTGTGTTCAGTAAATACCGTGCTGACTACTCCACGACGGTTGGTGTCATGTGGTGCCCACAGGCTATTGCTACTTGCAAGCTTATGGACATCAGCCTTGAGACCGAACGTGACGTTCGTCGTCTTGAAGACTTCTTGGTCTCCAAGCTCTTCGTTGGTCATGGTGTTCTGCGTCCAGAAATGGCCGTAGAGTTCAAGTCCGCTTAATCTGATTGAGGGGCTGCTTGTAGCAATACAGGTGGCCCCTCAGTTTTTCAGGAGGTACTATGGGTCTAAGCAAGATCGAAGCTGTTAACATTGTCCTAGAGTCTATCGGTGAAGCACCCGTTTCGTCTCTTACCTCCGGCCTTCCTGATGCTGAAGCAGCTGAAAGCAAACTCAACGAAGTTAACAGGTCCGTCCAAGCGCGTGGATGGCACCAGAACATTGACTACAATTTGAAACTAACGCCTAACAGCAATAATCTTATTTATATTCCGGCGAACTATTTGCGCGTTGATACGACACAAGAACACCAATCTATTAACGTCACTGTTCGTAACTACAACAATCGTTTGGCACTTTACGATATCAAAAAGCAGTCCTACGAGTTTACACAGAACCTGAATGTAGATGTTGTGTACCTTCTAGAGTTTGAAGATCTAAGCTTAGAACTAAGTACATACATTGCGTACCTCGCAGCTCGTAAGTTCCAAGAGTCCCAAATGCAATCTGTGGCCCTAGATAACTTTACACGCCGTGGTGAACTTGAGGCCTATGCAGCCTTGTTGGACGCTGAGTCTGAGACAGACGACGCCAACATCCTGACGGACAGTGCTTACGTTTCATACGCAACCTACCGACATCACGGTCTATACGGGCGGTAGAATGGGAACTCTTATAGAGCAATCGCTTAAGACGTTATACCAAGGCGTAAGCCGTCAGCCTGACTCTCTGAGGCTTACTGGGCAGGTACAAGAAGCAACCAATGTCCTTACGTCTGTGATCAGCGGTGGCCTAGAGAGCCGTGCGTCCTCACGACATGTCGTTAAAAACACATTCGCTTATACAGCTGATAAACCTTGGTGCTACGCTTATGTTAGAGACGCAGTAGAGCAATATATTATTGTCGTTAAAAATGGTGACCTAAAGGTCTATAACCTAGCAGGTGCAGAGCAGACTGTTGAGTTTCCCAACGGCAAAGCATATCTAGCTAATACCAACCCAGCAGAAGGTTTTTCTGCAACTACGATTGGCGACATCACGATTGTTGCTAACAAAGACTTTACAGTCAGTATGGCCGAATCGGCATACACAAACGGTGACAATCCTACAGCTCTTGTTACGTCACGCACAACGACCACAGGAACTAACGCGCTTGTCATCGACAACCTGAACGACACAGCGACTGATAGTGTTGAAGTGTGGTCTAAGAACGGCGCACTTGATGGGTCTTCGATTGCAGACGACATCATCACACACGCGTCTTTCACAGGCTTTACAGCAGGCTACCAAAACTTCACCGTTACACAAAAACCAAACGACCGGGATCTTACGGTTCTTGTAGAAAACACAGACGGTCATCAGTTCACGATTTCGGACAACGGGTCTGATGCCACATACGGCGTAAAGGCCTTAAGGCAGCTTGTAGATATTCCGAGCGATTCCCACACGCACAACATCACCGCAGCAACACAAGCAAACCCTGTTGTCATAACGACAGCCGACGATCACCATTTCGAGTCGTACCAGAAAGTCAGCATCGACAGTGTTGAGGGTATGACGGAACTAAACGGTAACCAGTATTTCGTCAGTAAGCTTACAGAAACGACGTTCGCTTTGTATAGCGATTATGACCTATCGACCTCTGTCGATGGCACAGGGTTCTCAGCGTACTCAAGCGGTGGTGAAACAATCACAACGCAAGTCTACGCAGACGTAAGAACATCACGCTCTCTTCTGCCTAACTGGGCTCCTGAAGGTTACTATGTGTTCCTAACGGCCACAGAGACAACAGATGGCTATTGGGTTAAGTTCAGCCAGTCACAAGACGCTTGGATCGAAGCGGCCAACCCGTATCAGAACAACGCTTTTGACCTAAGCACAATGCCTCACTTCCTGACGCGGAAGGCTGACGGAACGTTTACGTTTGGTCATGGGACGTATGATGCTCGTGGTGCCGGTGATACACAGACGACGCCTAATCCAGACTTTGTGGGCCGTAAGATCAAACAGATCACAACGCACCGCAACCGTCTTGCGATCATCTCAGGCGAAACGGTGTTCTTCTCACGCTCACGGCTGTTCTTTAACTTTTGGCCAGAGTTCAGTACCCAAGTTCTGGACAGCGATCCGTTTGGCCTACAGGCCTCTAGTGACGATGTGAACGAATTGATCCATGCGTTCCCCTTCAGGCGCTCATTGTTCTTAAGCTCCGACAGATCACAGTTTGAGGTGTCTTCAGACCAACAGGCGTTTACGTCAAAGAACGCAGTGATCGATACAGCTACGGCGTACATCACAGAACCTAAGTGTGATCCTGTGGCCCTTGGGAACCGTATGTACTTTGCGGCCAAGAGTGGTCGAGACGCCTTGGTATTCGAGTATCAGTACAACGATTCGTCCCTATCGACCACAGCTGAAGACATTACGATCCACGCTCTTGGGTACATACCGGCACCTATCGTTCACATCGCAGCTGATAGTGCCAATGAGATGATGTTCTGCATATCTGACTCAGAACGAAACTCTCTGTACATCTACAAGACCTATACGGAACAAGAGACCAAAGCACAAAGCGCCTGGTCCAAATGGGACTTTGGTACAGGAACGTATATCCATTGGGTCGGTGTTCTTCTAGGTGACCTGTACATGTACGTCACCAGGGGCACTGAGACGTTCTTTGAAAAGATAGAACTAAGGTACGAACTGTCAGACGACAAGCACCCGTACCAGATCTGTCTAGACCAGACGTTCAATTCCCAAGGATCTTACAGTGTCTCAACAGGCCTAACGACCTGGACGACGCCCTATCTGCATAACAACAAAGCAGCTGTTGTCTTATCCAGCGACTTCCCAACAGGACAGGTGGGTGAGCGGCTTGCTGTGTCGTACCCAACAACAACTACCATAACTGCTGTAGGTGATCATTCAGCAGCCGACGCTATCCTGGGCGTTCCCTTCACCCAAGAAGTCCAATTGTCCAAGCTGTTTGTTCGAGCAGACGCTGCTGGTAAGATGACTGTTCAGACAGGACGGTTCCAGCTTAAGCGCCTTCAGTTTAACTATCAGGACACAGGGTTCTTTAAGATCGAAGTGACACCTGAGTCACGTTCACAGCAGACGTTTACCTTTAACGGTACGCTGATTGGTACAGCACTGGTAGGCGGTATAGGCATTGAGTCCCTTGGGTCTTTCAAGGTTCCCGTTAGGACTAACGCCAACACAGTGACAGTTAAAATTGTAAATGATTCAGAGAAACCCATGATCATTACGTCTATTGATTACACCGGGTTCTTCAATGAATTGACGAGGCAGGAGTAGGGGTTATGGGTGATCCAGTAACAGCAGGGCTGATGGT